TTGAACATCATGTTAGCAATTACTTGCTGAGCTTCTTCTGGCAAATCATCAAAGTCTTCGTATAGGATAGAGCAGTCTCGCAGGACGTTTTCGCAATCCGATTCGAAGGCCTCAATAACTCTAGACTTACTGACGGGACTCCCAGCTGGGAGGCGGTATTCGGAATCAAACTCAAGCACCAAATGGCCGACGCCAAAAGTAAGATAGCCAAGATGATCTTTGTAAATCTTATACTCAACTCCCTCATCTATTTCTAGTTGTTTTCTAAGTTTTTCTAAATCCATTTTATTTCTTCCTAAATGTTATATTACCAGATCAAAAGTCTGTAAATTGATCTACATCAGCTCCACATACAGGACAACCATCAGGTAATTCTGTCAACTCGCCGTCATGTATATGCCCACAACCTTCGCATACATATTTCTTCATTATTCTTTTTTTCTTAGGCTGTCGTGCTAACATCAACGCTGTTTTCCAAAACTTCACTATTCCATTCCTATACCAAGTTTGGTCTTGTTAATCAGATAATTACGCACAAACCCAGAGCGCACAATATCGCCAATCGTAAACTCTGTACAATTGAACTCTTCCATTTCTTCTAAAATTCTCAAAAAATCATGAAGACCGTTCTTCTCATTTTGTTTAACCAAATCTGTTTGTCCAAAATCCCCACAAAATATAATCTTTGAGTCTTGACCAACCCTTGTGATAATCGTATCTAATTCGTGAAAATTAAGGTTCTGACATTCATCCACTATAATGATTGAGTTGTCAAATGTCAGGCCTCTCAAGAAAGATGTTGATAGAAAGAACAAAGAACCTTGACCTTTGAGTCGGTCATAAAGATTGGAAAAGGATTGTTCATTAGGTTGTTCAAACATAAATTGAACCATGTTCTGATATGGAACTTGGTATAACGCAGCCTTGTCTTCTTCATCGCCTGGCAGAAATCCAATCTCTCTAGTAGGTATAAGCGACCTTACCAGAATCACCTTATCATAGGGCGTCTTTAAATCCAGTATATCTTTAAGCGCAAGGTATAGGGAAATAAAAGTTTTTCCTGTTCCAGCAGCGCCAAAAAGAAATTGGTTTTTACCATTTTTCCATGAATTGAATACTAATTTCTGATTATCCGTGATGGGTTTAGCAGTAACTATATCAGTGTGATTAATTTCTTTGTTTTTCTTCTTTGCCATTTATTTTATTTCCATATAAAGAGTGAGGGAGGCGTTTCCAACTTGGAAAGGCCTTTCCAGAAAACACCCCCCTCCGGTACTAAGCGGGGGAACTGCCCAGCTTCCTACAATGCTGTGCATCGGTGCTGAAGTTTGTAGTTCTCGCCTGTACCATTCTATTTATATTTATTTTGTGGAGTTCTTATTAGCAGACCAACCACTTCTTTTAACTTTTTCAGCATGTTTATTAATCGCTCTTCTGGTTTTTATCTCTTGATGAGACATAGTGCTACCACCAAATTTATCTGCAAGAGGGGAGTCTGGATGAGCTGCTGCGATTCTCTGCATATTTTCCGTAAATCCACCATCAACTTTAGGCCCGACGCCCATAACATGATCACCAACAATAGCTATAGGCGTATAAATTTGTGTTATAAGTGGATGAGTTTTTAAATATATTTCTCTTTCAGCATTAGACATAAATTCATCATACTCTTTTCCGCTGTTCATATTTTTAAATCTATATGTGGGCATTGTAAATCCGTTTATTTTTCATTAGAGGGTTTAAAATCAAAATTTAATTGTTTCATTTCTATTGCAAGAGCGATTGTGTTTCTTTTTCGTAGTTCGTTAAGTTTATCTAAAAATAATTTTTGTTTAATATAAGAATTTTGTAATTGTTCTTGTAGATCAGCAACATTCTTTTTTAAAATATCAACTTCAGTCATTGGAATTCCAATGTCATGATACGCTATGGCTTCATGACGCCATTCGGCCAATTGTTCAGCATCTTGCCGGTCATGATACGCTACGGCGTCACCTTCCGTTTCTAATCCATCTAAAATTTTATCTAATTTTTTAGTCATTTATCCACCACTTTTTCATTATATTAAGAGTATACCACACTGAATAGGAAATGTCAAGTTACTTTACATCTTCCTTTTCTCCAACGTCATTAATCGGGGAATCCCATCTATAAAAAATATGATCACCAATACGGGTGGTTCTATATTTTACTTTTGACCAAGCTGGTGTTACATACTCGGCATGATAAAATAATGCTCCATCTGTTATATCTATAAAAGAATCCTTAATTCTATATACTAGCGATTTTGAAATTATTAATAATTTTTTATAAAGTTTTTTCTCTTTAGGAGTATCGCTTTTACCGTCACAATACCAAGAAAATTGACAACGATTCCGAATAGGATAATATGTACCATCCTTTTTCCAACTCTCTCTAATCGGGCCTTGTGTTATAACCTCACATATAGTATTAGGAAATCTCTTATCCTTTACACGATTCAACACAACATAAGAAACAGCAAGCAGTCCAGCCGTTCCTTGTCCTCTTGCCTCATGATACATATTTAGGGCAAGACATGCAACAGAATCATCATATTCGCCAGGAAGAAATTCTTCAGCCGCAACTGATGAAACAGGAGTAAAAAAGAAAAATCCCGCCATTATTAATTCAGCAATATCTATCATGTGCCGCATGTGCCGATATTTGTTATATCCATAATGTCTCTATTTTTTCCGTTGCTTTGACCAAAACCAGCGGCCGTAATCAAAGTGACGTTCGATTGAATAAACATCACCATTTTCTACACACTTTTTATCTTCATAGGGAGCTGCAATTCGTCTGTATAATTCCATTTTCGCACATTCAAGTACACCAATCACCGAATTAATTTCAGAATATTTAAGTTCTTTGCGTGAGATAAAATCATCAACTAGACAAGTGATTTTATAATTCAATTCTCCCACATCATGAGCAACACCCATTGTAAAATTTGATGGTGATGATAATTCCTTTCGTCTTTTCTTTTCAATGTAAGGCATCATATTCTCCCAATAACACATTAATATAATCAGCCCCGTCATATAAATCAGTAAAATGAGCTCCTGCTGTATATAATAAAGGATGTTTATGAACTTCTTCATCATCTGACACAATGACTATAGGTTTCTGTAAACTATACCCCCACGCAATCTCACATACTGTTCCGTATGATGGCCGCCTGTCATTCATTTGTTTTGGTAAGTAGGCAAGAATTAAATCACACGATGTTACATCCATGTAATTTTTCATTACAACCCGTTTTTTAGATTCTGGCAAATCAGAATTAGATTCTGCTCTATATGGATTTATACCAATAATATTATCTACAAATTCACGTTTTGCATAATCTCTCCATTCATTAATTTCATCATCATTGCAGCCTTCAATTGGGCCTGCAAGGTATACATATTTTTTTCTCATAGTTTTCCCATTCTATACCATCCTCAAAAGGTCTTCTTATCCATTTGCAGCGCCACGCGTGGCGGGGTATGTCTCATGTTCAATCAACATGTAATTATCATCCCAATCAAATGCTTCCTTTACTACATTAACTGAAAGACCCTTATACTTTTGATGCAGAATCTTATCCTTTGCAGCAACAAGAACATCAGCTTCATCTGGATGCAATCCTTCTAACATCTGAACAAACATGCTTTCGCGTTTGTTTTGTGACATCGTGCGATTAGCACCCTCAATAAAATGATAAATCTTCCTTACCTCATAAGCTAAAACATTATGTTCCGTTCCTTCGGGAGCTTCATTTACTCTATATGGAACCTCTCCAAACGGTAGGGCCCATTTAATCTTTGGGTCAAAAGAAGATTTGACTATTTGTCTGAGAGCATCAGTATTATGTTCTTTCAAATATGAAACCTTGTCTTTCTTGGATTTGATTTTACCTAGATTTTGTAAAACTTCTGAAAGTAGTGGTGTGTAGTTAGTATAAGCCATTATAGTTCTCCTTTAAAATTCGCTTATCGATTCGGTTAGGGTTTTAAGTCTCTTTTGTATAAAATAATTTAGTAATTTGCTACGATCACCATGTGAAGAAGAGCGATATGTCTCTAATATTTCATCTGAAAGTTCAGAGGGAATATATGTAAGATCAATCAACTTTTGGTTTCGCTGATAATTTCTCTTAACTTCATCATTTGGAGCAACATCATCAAAGTCATGTTCTACCCATGAAGCAATTTTATTCTTACCCAATGGATGCTGGCGCAGGCCATCAATAAATGTATTATCTGGTGAAAGAACATTAGGAATCCCATCACTGGTATCTCCTTTGAAAACATGTTCTTTGAGATATCCAACGGGATTAACACCATTCACCATTTTTTTGGTAATGGGGCTATACTGCCTGACATTTGGGAATTTTTGTAATTGGATAAAATCCTTGTCACCTGATAAGATCATAATTTCTTCATTATACTCTGAGCAAATTGTAGCAATAATATCGTCAGCTTCAGCACCATACACCTCTAAGAATTTATAGGGCATGTTGGTTCTGATTTCTTCCTTAATAGTATTTAGACATTCAAAAATAGCGTTCCAATCCTGAGAGGCCTTTTCTCTACTTTTCTTGCGATTTGCTTTATAGTTTGGGAAAAAATCACGCCGCCAGTAATGTCTGGAGTCATAACATAAAACCAATTCACCAAATTCAGAAGAAAACCTTGTGCGATACATGCGTAAGGAATTAAGAATCATGTGCCTTACCATGTTATTTTCTGGTATAGATATCTTAGTCATATGCAAATGCATCATTACACTTGCCACTGATATCTGATTCATATCAACTAATATCATTATGTCACCATATGAGCATTGAAGCTCATACTCCTTCTCTCACCCTTACTGTAAAATGGATATACAAAATGTTTTAGATATGATGGGAACATCAAAAGTTTACCAACCTCTGGTTTAAATTTAAGTCCATCACTTCTAAAATCACATGCTTCACCATACATAAATTCAATCAAACCATTTGCTGGATAGTGGTCATCATGATCTGCCACAATCTCTTTTTCCATATCTTTAGGTAGTTTAAGATATATGACTGACGAAAAATCTCCACTATGTTTATGCCAAGGATTATACTCTCCCGCATACTGACTAACAATCCAACTATGAGTTAAATGTATGTTCTTCAATGTAGGAACAGTATTAAGACCCGCCATTTTATACCAATTATATGCTCTTTTCTTTTCTCTCATATGCTCAAGATATTCCACACAAGCTTGCTTCATAACATCTGATAGATACTGCTTTTCTTTCTTATCCGTAACAGGAATTTGAATTTCCTTATGAACCTTTCCAACAAGATTGTCCGACCAATCCCATTGTTTGCTTTTCACACCATCACTCAATACTTCATCACCAATTCTATTGATAATCTTTACAAATTTATTTGGAACTGTTGATTCTAAGATTGTAGGACTATATGGTTCATGCCAATTCGGGATCGACATCATCATCCTCTTCCATTCTCATTTTAGTTATAATTAATTTAAGATCATCAACATATTTAATAAGCTTAACATCCCCCTCTAACTGTACCGAAACTTCGGAATCAGAATCAGGACTAGAATTGAATAACATTTCAAACATAACATCCAGTATTTTAGTCATATTAGTATTCAATGACATTTCTTTTAGTAAAGATGCTCGAACCATTTCTATTATGAAAGTCATACTCTGTACAAATGATTCAGAATCCACATCAATATCATTCTCTTCTATGGTGTGGATCATCTGTATTATTAACGTCTGTGTAAGATCATCAATAAAGTTAATAGTTTCCTGTAACTTAATAGCATCGGTGTTAGGCAACTTTACTTTTCTTTTTGATCCCTTCCACGGACCTTTAATTATTTCAGCGCTTTTAATTTCGCTCTCTTCAGACATTTTCCATTTCCTGATCATTGTCTAACATTTCTTGCGTATAGACGCAACCCATATCAGGATAATATACATTAACATCTCGTTTTACTTGGCCGTCAGAATCATAACCTAGTGCAATACAGCGATATCGTACTTTATGTTCTTGATGTTCACCATAAAACAGGTCTGGCCAATCCCCATCACGCATATATTTCTGCATATTACGAACATATCCTTCATGATTTGCTAATTTTGCAATAGAACCTTTTACTTTTTGACGAACAGCTGCTCGTTCTGTTGATGCAAGTTCTTTCTGTGTTTTAATCCACTGTTTAACTTTATCAGGATGTATGAGATAATCTTCTGATAAATTCCGTAAAGTGGGATGTATTCCACTCTGGCCATAATCAGAATTTTTCTCTGCTCGAGCGGCTCTTGCCTTTTCAAGGCGCTTTGCAGATGCTTTACGTTGATCTTCAGTCATGGGTTTGCGTTTCTTTCGCTTCTTAGGCTCTTGCCATGAACTATTATCAGTTTCAACAACTATTTTACGTTTTGCCATAATATTTTATTTATCCTACTTTAAGAAAATATACTACCATTCCATTTGCAAATATTGCAAGTGCAACTGCATTAACTACAATTAATGCACGATCATTCCATAAAATTCCTACGCACAACCATCCAGAAATACCCACAAAGTGAAAAAACAAATTTAATGGATA